CTTTAAATTTAATACGTGGATTTACATATACATTTACAGTAAGTGCAACAGGTCATCCGTTTTGGATACAAACTACTGCTGGAGCATATAGTTCTGGTAATGTATATAATAGTGGTGTAACAAATAATGGAACTCAAAGCGGTACTATTACATTTGCAATACCATACAATGCTCCTAGTACATTATACTATGTTTGTCAGTTCCATTCTTCAATGCAAGGAACGATTAACATTTCCGATTTAGGACCAATTGGACCACAAGGAAATCAAGGAGCAAGTGGAACATCGGGAACAACTGGAACATCGGGTACAACAAATGGTTCGGCATACACACATACACAAGTAGTAGAAGATACAAATTGGGTAATAACCCATGCTTTAGGAAATGAATACCCATCAGTAACCGTATATGATGTTAATGGGTATGTAATGATACCACAATCAATTAAATCCGATTCTATAAACCAAACAACAATAACATTTAGTGTTCCATTCGCTGGTTATGCTATGTTTACATTTGGTGTAGGAACGGGGGTATCTGGTTCATCTGGTTCATCTGGTGTAAATGGTACTTTCTTTGGAACAAACGGTACAAGTGGAGCACAGGGTAATCAAGGACCAACTGGTCCACAAGGTAATCAGGGTGCAACTGGTCTATTAGGACCTCAAGGTGCAGAAGGACCACAAGGAAATACTGGCTCAAATGGAGAAAACGGAACATCGGGAGCAAACGGAACATCTGGTACATCTGGCGTAAGTGGTACAAGTGGAGTTAATGGTACAAGTGGAGTTAATGGTACAAGTGGAATAAACGGAGCACAAGGAAATCAAGGAGCAACTGGTACATCGGGTGTAAGTGGAGCACAAGGAGCAACTGGACCACAAGGAGCAGCTGGCTCAACTGGACCAACCGGTCCACAAGGAAATCAAGGAGCAACTGGAGCAAGTGGAACATCGGGTACATCGGCAACTGGTGGTACGGTGAGTGTAAGTGGAACTACAAATAAAGTAGTTAAATTTGCAACCTCATCTACATTAGGAACTGCAACTCAAATTACTGATAATGGTACTAATGTTTTAATTGGACCTGTTGCATCTGATAATACAACTGATAGATTACAAGTTTCTGGTTCAATAGTAGCAAGTGGTGATGTTGCATCATTTGGTACTCCATCTGATATTCAGTTAAAAGATAATCTAACTCCAATCGCTGGGGCATTAGATAAGGTAATGGGATTAAACGGATACGAATACGAATGGAATGGTAAAGCAATCCACGCAACCTTTATGGGTGTTACGAAAGATATAGGAGTTATAGCACAAGAAGTAGAAAAGGTATTCCCACAATTAGTAAGAATGGGTGATAATGGATATTTAACGGTAAGAGAAAGAGGTTTAACTGCGGTACTTATAGAAGCAATTAAAGAACAACAATCTCAAATTGTAGAATTAAGAAACGAAATACAAAAATTAAAAAATAGTTAATAATGCAAATACATAGTAGTTCGATTACTGGCTCATTAAATGTAACAGGTAGTTTATCTGTAAAAGGAAATATTACTGCCGAACAATATATCATATCAACATCTGTATATTATGTTACTCAATCATCCGTATCAGGTTCATTTAACTTTGGTAATTCGTTAGATGATGCACATACTATGACTGGTTCATTTGGTTTAACTGGTTCATTATCATTATTAGGACCATTAAGTATAAATGGTACATCATATACTGCGGCTACTTCTGGTACATCTGGAGTACAAGGACCACAAGGAAATCAAGGACCAAACGGAAACGATGGTTCAACAGGTCCACAGGGAAATCAGGGACCAAACGGAAACAATGGTTCAACCGGCCCACAAGGTAATCAGGGACCAACTGGTCCACAAGGAGCAGCGGGTTCTAATGGAGCACAAGGAGCAGCAGGTTCTAACGGTTCAACTGGTCCACAAGGTGTACAAGGAACTGCTGGTTCTAACGGCTCAACAGGTCCACAAGGACCAACAGGTCCGACGGGTAATCCATTTGGTGGTGGAACTTTTACAGGTGGTATAGCAGTACAAGGTTCAATTACTGCAACTGGTGATATTACTGCTTACGATACATCAGATAGAAGATTAAAAGAAAAAATTGAACCAATTGTAAATGCATTATCTAAAATAAACAAAATTAGTGGAAATACATTTGATTGGAAAGAAGGATTTGATGAAATACATTCTCATAAAGGCAAAGATGTTGGTATAATAGCACAAGAGATACAAGAAATCTTACCTGAAATAGTAGTAGAAAGAAATAGTGGATACCTTGCAGTTCAATATGAAAAAATAATAGCTCTTTTAATCGAAGCAATCAAAGAACAGCAAAAACAAATCGAAGAAATTAAAGAAAAAATCGGTTAAATTTTAACGTTTGAGTAGAAAACCATATATTTATATATATAAAATAAACAATATAAGTTATGCAAATTAAAGAAGAATACAAGAATAAAATTATCGAATTACGTGATAGTTTTAATGATATTGTTATTTCATTAGGTCAATTGGCAATTCAGAAAGCTACAATTGAAAGAGATGAAAAATTCTTACAAGAACAATATCAACAATTTGGTTTAGAAGAGAAAGAATTATTATCTAAAATCCAAACCGAATATGGTGAAGGAAATTTAGATATTGATACTGGGGAATTTACACCAAAACAATAAACAAATATATCTTTTCATCACAATCTTATATATTTATATTAAGATAAAAAATTATTATTAAAAGGAGAAATTAAAAATGGCTGAAAAAATCGTATCACCTGGTGTTTTCACTAGAGAGAATGATTTATCTTTTATAGCACAGGGTGTTGGTGCAATCGGTGGAGTTTTCATCGGACCTTTAAAGCAGGGACCAGCATTCAAACCTACAATTGTAAATACTCAATCTGAATTTGAAGATATTTTTGGTGTTGTTGATAGCACTTACTATACTGAAAACGCAGTACAAAATTATTTAAGAGAAACTGGTGTAGCAACAATCGTAAGAGTTGCTGGATTAGGTGGATATAAAGAATTAGGACCAATCGGTGTTATAGCATCTGGTAGTGGATTTAAAAAATTAGTTTATACATTAAACAATACCGAAACGGCAAATACATCCGCATCATTTAGTGATGTAGCTATTACCGCATCTACTTCACCTGCTCCACTTGCTGATTTATTAAGCATAAATGGAACTCACATTGGTACTTTTGGTGATTCTAACCAATTTTCAATTTCACCAGCTGACCCATATGCAGTTACTAAAACTTTTGGAACATCTCCATTGGGAGCTAAAAACGCATATGCATATACTTATTTTGAAAATATTTTAGGAACTACGCATTATAGTGCATCTGCAGTAATTTTACCATTACAAAACTTTAGTGAGGGTGCAGTTGGAGCTTCAACTCCATACATTCAATCTCAATTAGTTGCAGGTACTAACTACGATTTATTTAAAGTTAAAACTATTGCAGATGGTAACGCTGAAAACACAAGATTTAAAATTGTAATTTCAGATGTTAAAGCAGCTGGTTCAGTTGCTGGTTCAGATTACGCAACATTTACATTACAAGTTAGAAAGTACAACGATACTGATAAGAGAAAATATGTATTAGAAACTTATTCTAACTTAAATTTAGACCCAACATCACCTAACTATATTGCAAGAGCAATTGGTGATAGATATATAACAACTGATGCAAGTGGAAAGATTACCGAATATGGTGATTACTCTAACAAATCTCGTTACATCTATATTGAAATGGGTAACATAGATGCAATACCTGTAACGGCTGCACCATATGGTAACGCTGGTTACTCACACCCAATTGCAGCTGGTATTTATACTGGTTCATTGGTAGATGTTTCTTACAAATCTACTTCTGTATCTTCAACTACACCTGGTGGATTTGATTTTGAAGGAACATTATCAGCAGATAATACACAATTCTTAAAACCAATTCCACAAGGATTTACAACATCATCGGCATTTTCATTAGATGTAACCGCTGGTTTACCATTAACTGGTTCAGCAGCAGATGCGGTAGCTAAAAGAGCATTTGTAGTAGCATTACAAGGTGGTTTTGATGGTATGAGCCCGGCTAAATCAATTGCTAAAGGTTCATCTATTACAAACACAAATTCACAAGGATTTGATTTATCATCTGCTAGTACAAGTGGTTCGATAGCATACCAAAGAGCATTAGACGCAATTTCTAATCAAGACGAATATGATATTAACTTGGTAGTTATGCCGGGTGTTATTCAAACATTACATACATCGGTAGCACAAGCTGGTATTGATTTGTGTGAAGCTCGTACTGATTGTTTCTACATTATGGATTCAGTAGCACAAGATGGTACAATCGCTGGAGCAGTTGGAGTAGCAGAAGGTTTAGATACTAACTACGCAGCAACTTACTACCCTTGGATTAAGACAATTGATTTGAATACTAACAAAATGGTAGCAGTTCCACCATCGGTATTAATGCCAGCGGTATTTGCAGCTAACGATAATTCAGCAGCTGAATGGTTTGCACCGGCAGGTTTGAATCGTGGTGGTATTACGGGAGCAATTGGTGTAGTAAATCGTCTAACTCATTCTGATAGAGATACATTGTACGAAGGAAAAGTAAACCCAATCGCACAATTCCCAGGACAAGGTATCGTAGCATTTGGACAAAAGACTTTACAATCTAGACCATCTGCATTAGATAGAATTAACGTAAGAAGATTGTTGATTACAGTTAAAAAGTATATCGCATCTACTTCGAGATATTTGGTATTTGAACAAAATAGTACAGAAACTAGAAACAGATTCTTAAACACAGTAAATCCATATTTAGAGGGTATCCAACAAAGACAAGGATTATATTCGTTTAGAGTTGTAATGGATGATTCAAATAATACACCTGACGTAATTGATAGAAACATATTACAAGGAGCAATTTTCTTACAACCTACTAAAACTGCTGAATTTATCCAAATTGACTTCAACATTTTACCAACTGGTGCAACTTTTGGAGCATAATAAATTTAAAAAACATATATTTATATAAAAGATATAAGGAGAATATAAAAAATGGCAGACGTATTAGGGTATGATAAGATTTTTTATCAAAATTTTGAACCCAAATTAGCTAATAGATTTGTAATGGAAATCGGTGGTATCCCATCGTTTATGATAAAAGCGGCTAACAGACCAAAATATACAAGTGAAACAGTAATATTGGACCACATCAACGTAAAACGTAAGATTAAAGGAAAATCTGATTGGTCTGATTTAACAATCACTTTGTATGACCCAATTGTTCCATCTGGAGCACAGGCGGTAATGGAATGGATTAGAACTTCACATGAATCTATTACAGGTCGTGATGGTTATGCAGATTTCTACAAAAAAGATATTAGCATTTACGCATTAGGACCAGTTGGCGATAAAGTAGAAGAGTGGAAATTGATAGGAGCATTTATTTCAGCAGCCGAATTTGGTGATATGGATTGGAGTTCAAATGACCCTGTAAATATTACAGTAACTCTTTCAATGGATTATTGTGTATTAGAATACTAATATTAACAAAATTAAAAATTTAAGAAAAGTGTGTAATTTTTTACACACTTTTTTTGTTTTGGTATATTTATATATACAAAAATAATGTTATGGAATTAGGACAATTTGCAATAATCAAATCTCTATTAACTGAAATTAGAGATTTACTCAAAGAGCAACAACCTGCTCAAACTAAAGGATTACTTTTGGATAGTGTGCAAAAGTTTTCATCACATATAGATGAAAATAAATGTTCTTGTGGTAATCTACCAAATGAACTATGTACAAGACCAGATTGTATTAGACAAATAGGAATAAAAAACAATTTATTATAAGTTATATGGAAGAGAATTTAAGTATTTCACGTGGTACGCAACCAATTCAGGCGAAACCACAAACGGAACAAACACCACAACCAACACCAGTAAAAACATTTGATTTTCCAACTCAAATAATTTCATTACCATCGGAAGGAAAGTGCTATCCTGCATCAAATCCGTTAAGTAAGGGAACTTTGGAAATTAAATATATGACTGCAAAAGAAGAAGATATACTTTCTTCACAAAATTTAATCCGTAAAGGTATTGTATTAGATAAATTATTTGAATCGGTAATTGTTCAACCGGATGTGAATTGTGATGATATTGTAATTGGTGATAAGAATGCAGTATTTCTTGCAACTCGTGTGTTGGGTTATGGGCCTGATTATGAAGTAGAAGTTACTGACCCATTTAGTGGTGAAAGACAAAAAGTAACAATAGACCTTTCGGAAATACAAACAAAAGATATTGATTTCAGTATATTAAATGCAGAAAATCGTTATGAGTTTGAATTACCAACATCTAAAAAGAAAATAACATTTAAGTTATTAACTCACAAAGATGAAAAGGATATAAACGCTGAAATCCAAGCATTAGAAAGATTATCTAAAAACAAAGATAATACTTCAGATGTATCTACTCGTTTAAAATATATGATTACATCGGTGGATGGTGATACTGATAAGGGAAATATCAATAAGTTTGCTAAAAATATGTTAGCAAGAGATACAAGAGTAATTAGAGATTATATTAAATTAATCTCACCTGATTTGAACCTTAAATACGATTTCACATCTGAAATCACAGGCGAAACGGAGGCGCTAGACATCCCATTTGGGATTAGCTTTTTTTACCCTACCAATTGATTATAGTTTAAAACTTCACGAAGAGATATTCTTTTTGATATTGGGTGGAGGAGGTGGTTTTACATTTGCGGATGTATATAATTTACCACTACATATACGCAGATTATATGTGAATCAATTGATTAAAGTTAAAAAAGAAGAAAAGGAACAAATTGAAAAAGCAAACAGAGTTAGGAGATAATAAATCCTAACTTTTTTTGTTTATGGATATTTATATAAGATAAATCACATCATTATGAAACTAAAAGAAAATAAAGCCGTATTATCAGAAAGTCTATTAAATAAAATTGTTGATAATTTCTTCAAAGCATTACAAAAAGGTGTATCGGATAACTATATAGCAGCAGCTGATAAAGCTGGTATGCACCCAACTGCAATAAAAGCAATGAAAAATATTGAAGACCAATATGGCGATTTATTGAAGCAAATTAGACAAAGTAATAACTAATAGTAATGGCTGATAATACGCAAGAACAATCAAATGCTCGTTCACTAAACGAACTTAATAAGTCTAACCTAGCCCTTCAAAAAGAAATTAATGCGGCAAAGGAGAGACAAATTGTCTTGCTTAAAAAAGAAAATGAAGCCAAAAAATTAGGAAACGTATTATCCGAAAAAGATGCAAAGCTTTTAAAAGATGAAACCGCAAATATTATAGTTTTAAATAAACAACGTCAAATTGGATTAACTCTTGCAAAAGAACAAAGAGATGAACTAAAAATACAAATGACCCAATATTCAAATATTG